CTACTCGATAAAGCGGGATGGCCAGGTCATCAGCATCCAGCGCCCACACCAATTCCGGCTCGGGCACCACGGAGTAAGCCACCGTGACGGTGACCTGCCGGCCGCTCACAAGCTCAACGGTGCGCCCTTCACACTTACCATCTGGCAGGTTGAGGATCAGACGATCGCCGAGCTTGGCCTGGGTATCACGATTCAAGGTGATGACCTTCCCGTGCACCGCAGAGATGCGCCCACCCACCGGCCGGCCTGCGAGCAGTTCGTCCGCGATCGGGATCACGTAGCCAGGCAGCGGGATACGTCCGTCCAGACCGACTTTGAACGTAATAGCCCGGTCCTTGGAGTTTGTGAGCAATGCCCACTTGCCGCGCCGCTGCGCCTCAGACTCGCGCGTGCACCCTATTGCGCTGACCTCAAGTGGGTTGTCGCCATACCGGCGCTGCAACTTCGCATCCGTAACGGCGGTGACGTCGGTGTCGTAGTTGTTCGCCGGGTTGTCGTAGCTGATCAACGCCCGGCTGTAGCGTGTGCGCTCCGAAGAGCTCGAATACGTAAACCTGCCATCAATGACGTTAGCCCGCGTGTAGGCGAAGTCGAAGTCAGTGGCGCGCGGCATATCCGACAGGGTGAAGACCTGGCCCTGTGCCCAGTAGGTCATGCCCCGGTAGATCGCCGAGATGTCGCGCAGCAGTGACCAGGCATCAGCCTTGCTCTGCAGGTTCAGGTTGCAGAGAAAGCGCGGCTCTTGGCCGCCCTTCCCGTCCATCACCAGCTGGTCGCAATACTGCGAGATGCGGTAAAGCTCCCACTTGTCCACCATCCACGGCTTGATGCGCCGGCCCAGGCCGAAGCGGTCGTTCGTGGTGATGCCATAGGTGTGCCAGACCGGGTTGTCGGTCCACGCCTCTTTAAAGGTGCCGTCCCAAATACCCGAATAGGTGCGGGTCCGAGGATCGTAATTGCTCGGTACCTGCCACTTCCGGCCATCGCACTCGACGGTCACAGCAGGGATGCTGCGAAACTGTTCGGCAGAAAACTCGATGTAAAGCAACGCGGTGTTCGGGTATCGAATCTTCGCGTCGATCACCTCGGTGAAGCCGGCAATCTGCATGGTGTCCGAGATTTTATTGTTGTTCTGGTTTGCAGTCAGTCGAGTGATGCGCAGCAGCCACCCGGTTGTTGCGCGCGGCAGATTGATACGGCGGGTGCGCTCGTACAGGCTGGTGGTCTTGCCGCACACGGCCTCGTTCAAAACCTCCTGATACGTGCCCCCATCAGTTGCCAGCTCGACCTTGTACGCGATCGTGTAACCGTTGATGTTGCCGCCGGAGTCGACCGATTGGAGCGCAGGCCAAGCAAAGCGCACGCGCACAGCCGAGAGCTGGATATTGGTGATAGCGCGAACCCACTGCGTGCCGCTGCGCAGCTCGGTGCTGATGGTTGTTTCGTTCTCGACCGATGGGATGCCCTGAATATAGGACTGGTCCACAGCCCCGCTGCGCCACTCCCATTTCACGTTCGGGAAGTTCATGTTTCCCTGAGGGTCTTGCAGCGGCGTATTGTCGAGAAAGATGTCCTTGGCGGTAGGAGCACCTTCAAACTCGCCCTCACCCACAGCAATAAGCATTTTCGCAATGGCGACGGAACGCAGGCTGTCTGGTGCCTCGGTTGGAGTTTTAGGCTTCTCGGAACCGCCCTTGGCGCCATAAACATCGATCTTGCGTGCTGCGCCCATGCTTTTCTCCAGACGTAAAAAAACCGCCCGAGGGCGGTTTTATTTGAACGGTTCAACCAGTTATTGTTATCTGTATATTTCGTGTCGCAACACCATAAGCATCCGCCAGCTGAGAAATAACAGCCTTCAAATCTATTGATTCTTTAAGAGGCTCAGGTCGTTTTAAAACCTTATCCGACCCTGTAAAAAGACCCTCTAAATCCTGCTTGTTATATTCGTTAAGCCACTTAATCCCTGGCACTTGGACGCTACCAACGTAGCTCTTCTTAACAATTTCAGAAAATCGAAACCCTGCGAAATTCGGCTCTTCAACGCTAATTGTAATCTCATCGATTTTTGCAACTGCTCGAATCGAATTGCCAACAACAAAAGCGATATACTTAAACTTAGACGGGTGGTGCTCTAGAAACCCCTCATCAAAATACTGAAAACAAAACTCTTCAAAAATTTTTGAAAGATTTTTTTCGTCATCAAGTTTAATTACCACACCTAACGTCGCCATAAAAACTCCATTTCTTAGCGCTATTCAGAGCGTCAGAATATAGACTACAGCTGATCTTCGGCATAGATAGCCGCGCTAATAATTGCGCCACCCCATCTCCGGCGGCCTGCGCAAAGCGAGACAGGATTGCCGGAGGCCGTAGTGTTCTTGGCGCTGCCGAAGGCGTAGCCGGGGGTGTTCTCGGGCGCTGCGCTTGTCTTCAGGCCACCGGCTTGGGGGCTGAGCATCTGGATAACACCGCCCAGCACCATCGATCCGCCCATCATGATCAGAGCTGAACCGAAAGGTGCGCCGGCGCCGAAAGTGCCACCGGTGATGACAAGGCCGACAACGATCAGCACAGCGCCGATGATGGTCTGCAGCGCCCCGCCGCGCTTACTGCCGGTAACGATCGGGGCAATTCGAATATCGCCGCCACCCGCAAACCCAAGCTCCTTTTCTGCCAGGTTCGTCTTTCCTCGGAATACGGCAAACTCAATCCCCCGTGATTTGGCGTTCGATAGGAAGCGTTCAAATCCGGGGATCTGCACACACAGCGCCTTGATCGCCTCTGCTGGTGAATTCACCGCCATGCGGAAGGACCGGCCAAACTGTCGAAGTTGACCGTAAAGCAAGATCGTGGTCATGGGCTGATAATTGATAGCGAGTGCTGCCATTGACTTTTCTCCGGACAATAAAAAGGCCCGCCGAGGCGAGCCTTTGGTGAAGTGGTGCTGACTATAGGCAGCCTTGCAACGCAGCCAATCGCTTATTCGCGATCCAGTTTCCGACCACCACGTAATACTTCGCTTCGGCCCCCGAGCCTTTAGGCTGGATGTCAACGAAGTACTGGGATCCCTCGGTGAACACGGTGTAACCCGTATCGCGGCCAGGCTGAAGAGTTGCGCCAGGCGTGCCGCCGAAGATCGACTGGTTCTGCCATTCGTACTGGACGCATTTGGCGAGCGCGGCGTCCGGTTTTTTGGAAGTGAGAACCTTGTACGGGCCAGATTGGCGAGCCTCGTTCATGGTTGGCGCCATACACCCCGCCAGCATCGCCACCGCTACCGCCGCTATCAAAACCCGCATAATCGCCCCTAAATATTTGACCCGCTGAAAGTGAAAAACTTAAACGATATCCTCTCGCCACCCTGATCTCTAATTTCATAGCGGATTCTGTCGAGGCCATCATCTACATGAGACGCCTGAAGATGCATGAACTGGGTCAGTCCACCACCAAACCCGCTCAAATCAAGAGCGCTGACATCATGAAAAATTAGTGTCACCGCATCCAAATCTGACGCATTGCCGGAAAGCACCAAAACCAAATCGTATTTGAAATCGTCGAATTTGATGTTGATCGACATAACACAATCATGCTCGCATAGCAGTTCGTTTAAGTGATCAAGCCTGCCCATGTGTCAACCTATCCGGGATAAATTTCAGCGCCACATCCATATCGGTCCCTCTTTGGTTTAGCGGGATGGCAACAACGACGGTTTGAAGCAAAAAAACTCCACATACTGACTTCTGTCGATCATTGCCCGCTGGTAATAGCTAACGGATTTTCCGAAGTTGCTCGACGAGCCATGCGGCATCACCAGGCGCTGATACGTCTTCGTAGAAAGTAGTGCACTCGAAGAAGTGAAGATTCACAGCATTCAAAACATCGCGTAGCGCTTGGAGCATTGCGTCGATTCGTTGCCTACTGATTCGCTCAAGTGGATGTGTATCGCTATTGAGATAGTCCCTGTCCTGGTGAGCGATACGCTTATTTCGATGCTTTCGGGCGAACTCAGCAGCCTGGAATGCAGCCTCACTCAACTCAAGCAATCGAGTACTCAAGGTTGCATCCGAAACAAGTACTGGGAGCGCTCGTACGGAGAGGTTTTTCCCAACCACTTTTCCTCGTGTTTCGGCCGCATCTGTAAGCCTGGATATCCCCAACAAAACGCTATCCCATAACTCGCCCTGCACAACTCGGAAAAAGAATCCAGCGCGACGA